ATCTGCGCAAGGGCAGCAAGGTCTATGTCGAAGGCCAGCTCGAAACCCGCAAATGGCAGGATCAGGCCGGCAATGATCGCTACACAACCGAAGTGGTGCTGCGCCCCTACCGCGGCTCGATCGTTCTGCTTGGCGGGGAAAAATCGGTTCAGGCAAATGATGAAGGTGCCATCCAGGAACCGCATGAATTCGCCGCAGGCGCGGGCGATCTGGACGATGAAATACCGTTCTGACGGAACAATAGGGCATAGAAATGGGCAAGGGCGACAGGAAAAGCAGAAAGGGGCGCCGGCGGCGCACAAGGCATGGTGATGACGTGAACCTGCCGAAGCTGGCACCAATCCCGAAACGCCAACCAAACGGGCAGAGGCGCAAGCGGATCCGAGCCGCTACTGATCCGAGGACGACCGTGCTCGCCGCCAGGCGCCGCCTTTTGGGCGATGCAGGACTCAGGCTCGACAGATCCGCGCTGGGCGCGCCATGGCTGGGATCCGGGCATGGACTGGCCCTCGCTCATGGAAGGAGCGACAATGAAGCAGCGCGCCTTTGGGGCGTATGGCAGGGATACTGCAGCGCCAACCGGACCTATCTCATGCGCATCATCGGCAATACGGGCGAGCCGAAATGCGCCACCATCACCATGATGCCGGAACACATGGAAACGGATCAATCCCACAGCGTTGACTGCAGGAGCCCGGAAGAGCGAGATCGCGATGCCGTGAACAGGTGGATGGCATGGCAGGGCGTGCTCGGCCATCTTGGGAATGCCGAGAGACGGACAATCAGGGAGGCCTATCATGCCTCTGACGAAACGATGTGGCACGATGGAGCGCCAACTCCCTTCGGGCGCTCTTTCGCAACTGCGGTATCGATCATGGCCGATGTTGTGGAAAGATGTTGACAAACAACAGCATGAAGTGCAATTTCGTCATAATTCGCGAGCAGCTATGGAGACAGGCCATTCCGGCCTGTTTTTTTGATGCGGGAGTGCGTTAACAGCCTCTATGGCCGAAGGTGGAGAAAACTCAGGCGGAAGATCATCGCCCGCGATCTCTGCCGGTGCCGCTTCTGCGGCGTGATCGTTTCCTCTGGCCGCTCATCTCCGAACGCCGCCGAGGTGGATCACATCATCCCGCACAGGGGAGATGAAAAGCTCTTCTGGGACGAGACCAACCTGCAGACTCTCTGCAAGAACTGTCACGGGATGGTCAAGCAACGCCGGGAAAGATCCGGGAGGCTTCAGAGATCTGATGGCTGGTAAGCGCGCCGTGAAGAAAAGGACCGTGAAACGGCCGAACTACAAGGAAGTGTTCAGCAAGCATGATCGCGCCGATGAGCGCGCCGAATATGCCGCCATCATCTGGGAGACGGGCTTCACAGAGCTTGACAGCAGAGGGCTGGTAACCGGCCCGCGCCTGCTGACGCTGGATCGCTATGTTCGCGCGCAGACGGAATACAAGTTCCTCTATTCCGAGGCCATGTCCGAGGGTCCGACATGCAAATCGGATGGCGGCGGCATTTATGCCAACATGAAATGGTCCGCAGTCGGCAAGCTCAACGAACAGATCATGAAATTCGAGGATGCCCTGAGGTTCAGGATTGACGAAGCAGCCCCGCCGCCGCCAAAGGACGCCCCAAAAACGCCGGCAGACGAGTTCCTCGACTGACCAGACAACCAGGTATGCAAGGGATGTGGTTTCCGGCAAGATCGTGGCCGGCGAATTCGTGCGCCTGGCGGCGCGCCGGCACCTCGAGGACCTGAAGAGCGGCAAGGAGCGCGGGCTGACATGGGATCCGGCCGAGGCCGAGCGGGCGATCAGGTTTTTCCCGTCCGTTCTGACCATCACCGAGGGGCAGAACGAAGGACAGCCATTCAAGCTCCTGCCATGGCATGTGTTCGTGGTCGGATCCGTTTTTGGCTGGAAGGACAGGAATGGCCTGAGACGCTTCCGCTTCTGCTGGCTTGAAACAGGAAAGGGACAGGCAAAATCGCCGCTAATGGCGGCCATAGGAATATACCTCCAGGGTTTTTGCGGGGTGCGCCGTGCAGAAATCTATCTCATCGGTGAGGTGAAGGACACCGCAAGGGTGATGTTTCGCGATGTCACCGCGATGTTGCGCGCGCCTATCCCCGGCAAGGGCGGGGAAACACTGGTCGGGTCAGGGCGCTTCATCATTCGCGGCACTGGGGACAATGCCTATAAGGTCGAGCATGTGGCGAGCGGCTCCACTCTCCTGCCGATCGCAAATATCGATTCCGTATCAGGGCCGAAGCCCATAGCGGTATTCGCGGATGAAATCCACGAGATGAAATCGAACAAGGCGATCACCACATGGCGAGCGGCCATCGCCAAGAAATCCGGCGATCCGTTGATGATGCTGGGCACGAACACGCCGTCCATCGATCAGCATGTGGGGACGGAATACAGCGAATATTTCCAGAAGGTGCTGCGGGGCGAATACACGGACGACACGGCCTTCGCCTATATTGCCCGTGTGGACAAGGACGACGACCCCTTCCAGGATGAAAGCTGCTGGGTCAAATCCCTGCCCGCGCTGGGCATGACCTATCCCATCGAGAACATCCGCAAGGAGGTGGAAACCTCCAAGAACATGATCTCGACTGCGCTCAGCACGAAGCGCCTCTACTTCGGGATCCCTGTAGGCACGGCAGGCTTCTGGATTTCGGAGGATGCCTGGGAGAGCACACAGGGCAAGGTTGACGAGGAAGAGATGAAGGGGCGGCCCCTGCATCTCGCTCTTGACCTCTCGCAGAAGAACGACCTTTCGGCCCTTTCCGGGTGCTGGGAGGGCGAAACGCTGCATGTAAAAACATGGTATTGGACGCGCGAGCATGAGATCGATGGGCGCTCGAGGGCAGATCAGATTCCCTACAGGGAGATCGAGGCCTTAGGCGAGATCACAATCACAAAGGCAAGGACGATCGATTACAGCTACATCGCTGCAGAGGTGAAGCGCCTGTGCGATGAGCACGATGTCGTGCAGATGGCGGTGGACAGCGCCTTCATCCAGGATTTCATTCGTGCCTGCGACGATATCGGCTTCCCCGTCTGGCTCTATGAGGGCGAAGACAAGCCGGAAGGCGAAGGGCTCAAGATCGTGCGCCATGCCCAGGGCAAGAAGGTGGTGTTCGAGGGCAAGATGCTCTGCATGCCGGTATCCATACGCCATCTGGAAGATCATATCCTCAAGGGCACCATCGTGATCGATCGCAACCGGCTGACGACCATTTGCGCCTCGAACGCGGTGATCGACGCGGATGCGCAGAAGAACAAGGCTTTCGACAAGAAGAGATCGCGCGGGAGGATCGACGGCATGGTGACAATCGCGATGGCCGTTGGCGCTGCGACAGGTGAAATGGAATCCAGGAACAGATCCTACCTGGATGGGGGCGAGGGGCTCGTGATCCTGTGAGCATTATTGGCAAGATCAGAAAGATATTCGAGAAGAAGGATCATGGCCTCGTCTCGAAGGAAGACCGTATTTTCTGGGCCGGCCTCGATCTCTCGGCCGGGAAGTGGGGCAGGGTCGCCGCGGCGGTGCGCGCCGGGAACGTGATCGCATCCGGCATGGGCATGATGCCTGTGCTGCTGGATGGAAAGGAAAACAGTGAGGCTGATCGCCTTCTCAACATCGAGCCATGCGAGCTTCTGACGGCCGTTGAATTCCGCGAAATGCTGACCATGCATGCGGTCTTCACCGGAACCGGCCGCGCGCTGATCCGCAGGAGCACCACTCGGGGCACGCCTATCGAGATGATACCGCTGCACCCTGATCATATGCTTTCAGAATGGCAGCTGATTGACGGGGAATACAGGCTGTTCGTATCGATCCATGAGGAGGGGATTTCAGGGTATTTTCGCCGCCAGGATGTTCTCGAGATCACCAACCCGCGCTGGGAGATGATCAAGGGTCTGAATGTGACGCACGAATGCCGCAACGTTCTTGGCCTCGCGGCGCAGCTGCAGGATCGCCAGGCGGCGCTCTCAAACAAGAATTCCCCTTATGGGGTTCTGACGATCTCCGGCGGCGGAAGCAAGGAAGCCATCAGGGCCCTGAAAGAGAGCTGGAAATCTCAGTTCGGGCAGACTGGCATTGCCGTGATCGACATGGATGCGCGCTTTGACCAGATGATGCAGAGCGCTGCTGACCAGCAGCTTCTGGAAACAATGGAATTCCAGGTTACCGAGATCGCACGGATGTATGGCGTTCACCCCTACCTCCTGATGCAAACCAAGGGGAGCGGTGCGCAGGGTGCCGTTTCCGACGCCATGATTTTTCACCAGGCCTACACCATGGCGCCGTGGGTGGCACGCTGGGAGGCGGCGCTCGTGAAATCTCTGTTCAAGGATTCAGACACGCGCCCGAAGTTCGATGAAAGCGTGCTCATGCGCACCACGCCGGATCAGCGCGCCGGGATGTATGCGAAAGCGCTGGGCGCCGGCGGCAACAGGCCATGGATGACGGAAGACGAAGTGCGCGCCGGAAAATCCCCCTTTCGGCTCGATGCGCGAGGGGATGATTTCTGGCAGGCGCGTGGAAAGGATGTGATGAATGAAACTCAGCCATAAGTTTTTCAGCCTCAAGGCCGATGTCGATGAAGATGGCGTCGTCTCCGGCTATGCCTCGAAATTCGGTGTGAGGGACGAAGGTGGCGACATAGTTGCCCCCGGCGCGTTTGCTAAATCCCTCAACCTTCGGAAGCCGAAGATGCTGTGGCAGCATGATCCGTGGCAGCCGATCGGCGTGTGGGAGGATGTGAAGGAGGATGATGTTGGCCTCAAGGTCAGGGGGCGCATCAATCTCGAGCTGCAGAATGGCCGCGAGATATTCTCGAACCTGAAATTCGGCGCGGTGGACGGCATGAGCATCGGCTATCG